AAATGCATCTTGATCTAACATCCATTTTCTCATAACAAAAGTATCATTTACTGATAAGACATAGATCTCATCAATTCCATGTGCTTTGATAGCTTCTCGTTGCTCTACAAAACCCGGCACTTGATATGTAGAGCAAGTGGGTGTAAACGCACCCGGTAGCGCAAACACTACGACACGATGCCCAAGGAAAATATCTTTTGTTGTTACGTCTATCCATTTGAATGGATTATCCCCTCCGATAGATTCGTCTCGTACTCTCTTCTTGAAAGTTACGTTTGGTACTGGTTTACCTACTTTCATTATTACTCCAATTAATCAATACAAGTTCCACAACATTCTGGTGTGCCACACTTGTCATGTACAATTCCGTCACCTTCTAACGGATTATCTAACCATTCTTTTTTTGGATCAAATATCTTTGACCAATTTTCAGAATATTTTTGAGGATCTACCTTCCGTGGTTTATCCCCTTTACCGCCATGCCACTTATCCACCATATTTTTTTAACTCTAATTTAAGCTGAATAAGACGAAGCTCATGTTTCTTAAGCATTAATGCCTTCCGAATAAACAGTCTTACCATCAATACGTGAAGCAGTTAAAATAGACTTACGATTATCGCCATCAGCTTTATAGCTAACATGAACCCAACCAGAATCAGGGATACCTGGAGTATAGAACTCAAGAATGAGTTGATCAAAATCGAGATTATCCCTGATCCACTCAGCGAGATCCGCATTTGGAACTCCTGGTACTTCGATATCAGCTGCTTCACCTTTGCAATGCTGAGACGTAGCAGATCCACCAACAGCAGCATTAAGCTCAGGGGAGCGATAACCACTATTAAGCACAGTAGGACCAAAATGGTCTCGTACAGGTTGTACAACATTTTCGAAAAGAGCGACCGCTGCATCCATGTGATCTCCCTGTGGGGTATTATCAATGCCTTTGCGTTCTGCTGTCTGAGACTTAGTAAACTCAGCCAGTGAAAAATTCTTACTTAATTTCATTATATCTCCTATAAAAAGGAGTCCGAAGGACTCCCTCTGATTATTAGTCTTTCTTAACGACGAACTTATATAGCTCTTCTGCTTTTGCCATGATTTCTGATGGCTGATACATTTTTGGCGTATACTTCTCAAAGACTTCTGTAACGTCCTGTGAGTTTTTCTGAGCCTGATCAATCAATGTCCAATACTGCTGGTTAGCAATTTCGTACTGTTGATCCATAAGCTCTTTAGCCATTGCTAATACATCGAAACGAAGTTCGAAAGGTGTTTTTGTAGACATAGTAGTCTCCTGTTTGTGTGTGTGTTTTAAAAGTTTATTTAGTATCACCCATAATTTGCTGAATGATATCATTATACGACATATGTTTGAAGTCTTTATTAAACGCCTTCAAATGTTGTGCCGTTTCCATTGCCGCCTGTAATTGGCGAGCTTCAACGAACGCATCATAGACACGAACGATGAATTTAGTTACCGGACTCAGTAGATCCTTCAGTAAGAAGGACGGCTTCCGAATCTCGGGTAATCGGGTTGCTTGTGTTGTCATGTGTGACTCCTCGCGTGTTTGAATTAATGTCAATTGTGCGAGGACGCATCTCTTCTGGGACGACTACTTCTAGTTCAATAGCAAGTATGCCATCTGTAAGATCTGCTCCGTTTACTTGAACATATTCCGACAGTCGGAACGTACGTGTAAACTTCTTGGTTGAGATACTCTTGTGAATGTATTCCCTTCCACGATTCTCATGCTTACCCGTTACCTTCAACGACCTATCCTTTACCTCGATCTCTAACTCATTGCGAGCAAAACCGGCCACAGCCAACTCAATTAAGTAGTTGGTATCGTCAACTTTAACGATATTATGTGGAGGATAGTTATCGTTCGCATGTCGTGCGACACGGTCGAGTTCATCAAATAAATGATCAAACCCTACAAACGCTGAACGTGGGAATAGTGCATGTACACCTTGTGCTGTCATGATTGACCTCCTAAATTAAAGCAAGGTTATGTTACTAGGACCGGACCAATTCCGCATCCGTTTCTATTTATACAGTTAGATCTGTTTTTTCACATTTCGGGCTACAATAGATAACCCAGGCATGTTGAATAACCTTTTTAAAAGATTTTCCACAAACTTTACATTTATGCGACATATTTAGATAAATCCGGTTCGAAGTAATTTGGACCTTTTAATACCTTTCCATCTTCACGATAGATTGGCTGGCCGTTCTCGTCCAATTTGGACATATTTGATTTTTGTACTTCACTAAAACATTCGTCAAGGTTTATACCGAAGGCATGACCAGCACCATATGTCACATATAAAATATCTGTAAGTGCATCGGCCACTTCTACCAAATCTGCATTACCAATTGCCTCACGTAACTCTCTAAGTTCTTCTTCAATGAGTTCCAATCTTAATACAATGGTATCGTTATCTGGAAACTCTGCTTTCTCTTTGACCTCTTGCCCAAAAGATTGCATGAACTCTCCAACGAGTTCGAAGTTAGTTTTTGACATTACTTTGTTCCAATGTTGTATTTTGGACACAGTTCCCATTGATCTTTATCCTTGAATGATATAATTTTAATTTGTCTTAGAGGTGCGAGAGGTTGTGCCATCTCTTGATTCTCAATAGTAATCAAACCCCAGTCAGACATAAGAGTTGCAATTGTGTTGCGGCGCGCGACATCATTCTCTTCAAGGTTGGATTTCTTTCCATCTAATAGAAAGAGTTCCTTGAAATGTACAATGAAATACCTGCCCTGTTTGTGAAGGATGTGACATGACTGAAATAGTTTATTATCTTTTCTAGATGCAACGCCAATTCTAGTCAATGTCTCTCGGACTTTTAAAAAATCATCTGGTTCATTTAGCGTAACCTCCAACATCTTGTTAGGGTTCCACTCAACTAATTTAACCTCTTCCACCTTTATTCACCTTTTTTCTAATTATTTCAATCTGTTCCGGTGAAAGGAGAGGAAGAACTTGCAGAGCTTTTTGCTCATTATAGCCATAATATTCTTTAATCAACTCAATATCACCATCAATTTTCTTTTTATCCCATTTGGAAAAGCGTTTCCGCTTCCGAATAATATTTATAAGAAAATCAAATTGAAGGCGATTATCAATTTGGTGGTATCGGTTCATTTCATTGGCAGCAAATATTGTATCCGGAAAATATGAAAGAGATCTATTTACCATAAAGGGTGCATAGGCTTTTTCTGCCAAATCATCCACCATAATATCTTTTTTGGTGGAATTAATTGCATTGACATATTCAAACGGATTCATACAAACTCCACATTTGCCATCAGTTCAGTCATACACGCAACAATATTTAACTCGTGATCTGCCACGAATGCATTCTTATACTGATAGTCTGCCAGGATCAACACGGTCTGTGGAATAGACTCTGGTTTAATTTTTTCCACCATACGATCATAAATCGCACGGAAGATGGCAGAGGCATCAGCATCAACATTCTGAGCAACCCATGATCTCATTTTCTTAAAGTCCTTAGACTTCAGATGAATAAACAGATCACTGTAATTATCATTTGCTACATCTGCAATCTGAATTGCACCACCAATAGAGTTACGTTGGCACTCATTAATAACCCGACGCCAGTCTGGGGCATGTTTCATAATCATATCAGCAATTGCCTTTTGATTATATTCCACCCCTTCCGTTTCAAGAATGGTTTCCATACGTTTCATAAATTGAAACGCAAGTTCTGCCATATCTTTCTTGGTCGTATTAAACTCATAGACACCACAACGAGAATGTAATGGTTCAATGATTCTATTTTTAAAATTACAAGTTAGAATGAATCGGCAATTATTAGAAAACTCTTCAATAAATCCACGTAATGCTGGTTGAGTTGACTGTGCATTAAGATAATCTGCCTCGTCAAGAATGACAACCTTATATCCACCTTGAAGTGAGACCGTTGATGCAAATTGTTTGATTTTAGTTCGGAGTGTATCAATATTACCAGATTCGGATGCGTTAATAATAATCCAATCTAGATTAAGTTCATTACACAGTGCTTTTGCCACGGTAGTTTTACCAAGGCCGGCCGTACCACTGAATAACATATTTGGAAGTTCACCACCATCAATAATCTTTTGAAAAGTATTTTTAAGATTTTGTGGTAGGATACAATCGGCAATAGTTTTTGGGCGGTATTTCTCCACCCAGAGAAAGTCGTTCGACATTCACAGTCCTCATAATAAAAAAGGACCGGCCGAAGCCGGCCAAAAAATGGTTCACTCTTCGTCGTCAACATTGACAGCAGATTCTTGTTGGATAGATTCCACAAGTGATACTGCTTGTACACATTGATCACGAAGTTGACCAATAGTGGAGAGTTCCTCTCCTTTGAAACCACCACGTTGAGTGATGGCATCTACCACTGCAATCGTACTACGGGCAATACGATTTGCAAGTTCTGTTAATTGTTCGGTTTGTTCTGACATTGTTTACCCTCCAAAGGTAGAAGTTTTTTCAAGAGCAATCCAATATTGGACATCAAGCTCCGTATTTCTAAAATGTGAAATAAGTTTTGATGAGATTTGAACCTCATAATCACCTGGTAAAATTTTAAGGTTAGAAATACCAAGAATGAATTTAAAGTCCGTAGCTGAAAATTCACCATCAATGTCTATTGAAAAGGCATTCGATGTAGAATTTTGAGATTCAACAACAGTAAGACTCAACACTCCATTTTCACCAGTAATAGAGACCTCGTCATGACCTAATGTTGACGCTGCTCGTTTGATCTTATTTAGAGTATCATTATCAAGAGTAAACTTGATGTCTGCCTCTGGCATTTTAATATCTTTGGAAGGTGCAGTCAATGTCTCTTCTGGTGAGAAGAAATACTTAATCTTTGACCGACCACTTGAATCACCAACCTGGACATATTCGTCCTCAAATTTAAGACGTGGTGTGTCGACAAGACCAAGTACACCAATAAATTCATTAAGATCATAGATACCAAAGTCTTTTGGCATTTCTACATCTAGTGTTGCTGATGCCAGAACATTCCGTGCCTCTGAAATAGTTTTCAAAGTATTACCTTCACGGAACATAATGTTCTGATTGATTGAAGAAAAGTTCCGAAGAACCGAAAGGGTGTTTTCGCTAAGTTCCATTATTTACTCCTTGACCCGTATTGAACTATTATACCACATCGTGGCCGATTTGTAAACCACTTTGTTTCATTTTACTGAAATTTTTGTCCTTGAAGAATTCAATCTTGCGATCAAATTTTCCATCCAAAATATCACCTTTATGTGATATTACGAACACATTTGTATCACTTAAATGTAATAATATTTTTTGTAGATTCTCAACACCATCTGTATCCAGAGATGAGTCAAAGGTCTCATCAAGAATCAGTAGGTTAGTTGAGATAGAGTTTTTCATCTTGGCAATTTGTCTCCAAGTGAAAAGTAATGACAAGTCGATCCGTTGTTTCTCACCTTCACTGAATGAATCATAAGTAAATTCATCACGGTGTCTAGATCTAATTGTCTCTTGGAATGACTCGTCCAAATCAAAATGGACAAAGAAATCCAAAACTTGTAGATACTGGTTAACCAATTTATTAATCACTGGTAAATATTGCTTAATGATTTTAGTTTTAATACCAGTATCTTTGAGCATCTCTCCGATTACTTCATTATATGATCTTTGATCACTTAAAAGAAGTCTCTGTTCCTGTAATGAATCTTTCTGTTCAGCATAGGTTTCAAGAGTTGTCTCTGCTTCTGCCAAATCGGAACCACCGGATTGCATTTTTCCCAGATCACTTCTTTTAGATGCCAGACTTTCTGAAATCTGCTGGAGTCGTTTATTGTTAGATAATAAGTTATGTTGTTTGTTCGTGACAACCGTCTGTACTTTATTTGCGACTTCAATATCTGATCCAACTTTATTTGACTCTTCATCGATAGTGGATAATTTTGAATTGATCGACTTGGCGGATGTGGAAGCTTCTGTGATTTTTTCTTGCCTGAGTTGATCACCAATATCTTGGGAACACGTCGGACAAGTGCTATTCTCTTCAAAGAATTTTGTTTCTTTAACAAGCTTTTTGATTTCTGATTTGAGTTCATGTTCATGCTCTTTGAGCGTTGAATGCTTGGAATTAAGCTTAGCAAGCGTCTCTGATACTTTCGAGCTATTGGATTCAATGAACGTCCCGAGCTCAGCGTTTTCGTCCGTGAGTCGAGTCTGCT